AAGTGGATTACCATTAAGAACGGACGATGAACCTGCTGGACAATTACATTATACATTTGAGATTTTTAGATATATTGATTTTAGTTTAGAAATCACATCTCATTATGACGAAGATCAGAATCTAATTACCGGCGGACACGGTTTGGATTCTGGTTCAAATGGTAGTCCATTTGTGTTTCAAGCAGAAGACACAGATCCAAATAACTTGACCAGTGGAACAACTTACTACCTAAGAGTAATTTCTCCTACAAGAATATATCTTTATACCTTTGGTAATCGTGAATACAGTACAACGTCTATTGCTTCTGATGCAGAACAATTTAAAATAAATGTTTCTGGAACAATTGATCCTAACGATACCCATATAATAAGAGATGCAACGTTTGATCCTACACTGTCTGGAAATTTCCTTAGTAATATAACAGTGCCAAGATCAAGTGTTACACTCCGTAGTGGCGATACTATGACTGGAGCATTATATCTGCATGATCATCCGGGAGAACTTGCAGGTCAAGGAACACCAAATGGTCCAGGTGATTTACAAGCCGCAACAAAATTCTATGTAGATAACACAAGTTATAGTAGTCCAGAAGTTCTTTTTGTCAGTACAAGCGGAGACGACACTATGCAAGGAGTTCCTCCTGGTAAAGAAGGAACTTCAAATACCTATGCATTTGCCAGTATAAATGCGGCTGCACAACGTGCTGAAGAATTAATTAAAAGTGGGCCTGTAAAGCCAGGACCTTACATCCAAACTTTAACATTTACAGAAGGCGCTGTACAAAGAGAAGCAAGGATAATTAGAGCAGATGTAGATAGTCCGGTATACGAACAAGCAAGGAATTTATTGTCAATCAATAGAGAATTTATACAAAAAGAAGTGATCAGTTGGATAAAATATACTTTTCCTAATTTTAGTTATAATGAAAAAACTTGTGAGAGAGATGTAGGATTATTAATAGATGCAATTAGCATTGACATAAATCGAGGATTAACTGCAAACTACTTAACCAGGCAAGCTGCAGAAAGATATTATGCAAGTGTTAGTGGACGGATTGCAATAACTGTACAATTAACAGAAACTGTCGGTGCAATCAACATAGCGAGAGATATTTCTGAAGCAGTGCTCCAAAATAAACTATTCCAAGAATTGCAAATTGATGACATAACTAATGCAAACATTGCTTTAGTAACAACAACAGGGCAACATGGTTGGTCTGATAAAAATATTATAAAAATAAAAAATCCAGGCGGTTTAATTGGAACTTTCGTAGATGGGTTAACTGCGTTCATTAAAGTCTTTAATTCAACAAGCTTTGAATTATATCAAGACGAAAACCTGACTGTTCCAGTTGATACTTCTATTTTAACTGCAGGATTTACATCCGGTGGGGTAATAGGATTAATTTATCAAACAGAATCTCCTCAGATTTTTGACGATGGTGTAATAAACATTTCTAATATTACTAATACTAATCCTGCAAGATTAACTACTACAGATTTTCATTTCCTATCAAATAATGACGAAATTACTATTGAAGGAATATCATCAGGGCTAAGTTCTTTGAACGGGAATAGTTTTTACGTGCGGAAAATTAATGATAATACATTAGATTTATATACCAGTCCTACTGCAACAGGTATAAACATTTCTTCTATCAATTTAAATGCCGCTGATATAAATTTACCAATAAGAGTTACAACAGTAACTAATCATGGATTATCTAATGGATTAGAAATAACAATTACAGAGGTAGGCGGCACTGATAATTTAAATCAAAATCAGTATTATGTTAGTGTAATAGATGCAACAACAATTGATCTATACACTGACAGTGGTTTAACTATACCAACTAACGCAGCTACTTATAATCCTTACGTAGGTGGAGGAGTAATTACAACAAATAGTTTTGATGCTACTACACTTAGTAGCTACAATAACGGCGGCGGCTCTATTATAAAAAATTCAAATGCGGATGAATTGGCTATTGTGGCTATTAGAGATAAATGGAATTTAGTTACTACTATCATTTCAAATGGATTAGAGTCCGGTGCAAATATTGTTTACGGTAGTACATATAAAATTGTATTGACAAATGGCGCTCAAAGTTTCCTTGATCAAACAAATCCTGCTAATACAGATGCATTACCCGGAAAAGTAATAAGAGGTAAACGATCAAAAGCAATCGGTCAAATTGTTAATTTTACAAACGATGTTGGTATTGAAGCTGGTATTGATCCAGTATCTGGTTTAGTAGAACCAAATCCAACTGTTTTTCAATTACATTTACTTTCTGCAAAAGATTTTGAAAGAGGTGAACCATTAGAATTTGGTAATTTTATAAGAGATAAAGAAGTAGTAATTAGAGTAGAAGCAGGCAATTATGAGGAAGATTTTCCAATTAGACTAGCCAATAATGTATCATTAAAAGGTGATGAATTTAGACGTGTTAATATATCGCCTAAAACTGAAACAGATAGTTATAGTGCAAGAGTATCTCAAAGTAAATGGGCTAATTTATATTTTTATAGAGATAACGAGTTTGACGGATTACCAGTTGCTCGTGCAGGAAAACCATTCTTTAATCAAGAAGGAATAGCGCAAGGAAAATTTGGGTACCATTATCTTTATCAACCAGATAAACCTCTTAACATTGGGTTGACAATAAATAACCCTGGTAAGTTCAAAATAGCTAGTCAAATTATTTTAGAAAATAAAGATTACATAGTTGAAGAAACTATAAAATTTATTAGTGATAAATTTCCTGATTTAACCTACGATGTAGAAAAATGTAAAAGAGATACTAGGTTAATTGTTGATGCCTTATCAAAAGATTTACTTAACGGCGGTGAGGAGTTTTCATTAGAAGTACAAGGCAGTTATCACGAACTAGGATATACAGAATTCCAAACTCAATTAGGAGATTCAACAGAAGAAATTGCAACTGCTGCAGCAATTGATAATATAAGTAGTTTATGTGCTAGTCTATTAAATGGTCAAGCTCCAACTTATATAGATCTAATTTCAAGTTTTAACGTAACTGCCGCAGCTTATACTCCAATTAATGGAGTACTTGTACTAACCATCGGGACTCATAATTTAGTAACAGGTGATTACATTGAAATAGCGCCAGAATCATTAACTTTTACTTGCCAATCAGATGGTAATACAGTACCTTATTCATATCCCCGTTCAAGCGATCCGGCATATCAAGAAAAATTAGAAATTATTGCATATTCATCTACAACAATTACAGTTAATGTAGGTATTAGTCCTGAAACTAGCGCCCATACTTTTGTAAGTGCCCTACCAAATGCCGTTACATATCAAGAATATACTGCAGGTAGCGCAGAAGTTTTAGCAATTGAAACACCTGATGTTAGCTTAGGCGCAGGAGAATCAGGAACTATTACAATAGTTGGAAATCTACTAGATAAAATTAATTTTGTATTCAATCCAGAATATAATCCTCCTTTGCGAAATGATGAAGTAGATATGTTCTTAATGGCAGATACTACAATTATTAGGAATGTTTCTTGTCGTGGTCATGGCGGATTTATGTGTGTACTAGATCCTGTAGGACAAGTTCTAACAAAAAGCCCATATATTCAAACCGCTTCTAGCTTTTCTCGCAGTAAAGGACGACAGGTTTTTTCAGGAGGAATGCTTGTTGATGCTTATGTAGGAAATTTACCTACTAGTGTTATTAGTAAAGTGTCTGCCTTTAAAATACAAGTGCAAAGCTTACCGGGCGAAGGGCTTAGATTAAGACCGCCACAACTTCCTTGTCCGTTTTATGTAGAAGGCAGGCGATATCAAGTTAATGCAATATCGGATTATGATGGCGATCAAGGAACGGCGTTCCTGTATTTAGATGCAAACAGTAACGAAGGCGATGGATATCTAGAAAGTCAATTCTCAGATCCAACTGTTGAGAGAGACATATTTTTACAAACTGCAGGCAATAGATCAATGCTTGCAAATGATTTTACTCAAATAAATGATCTAGGGTATGGGTTAGTATGTGTTAATGCTGCATTTTCAGAACAGGTCTCTACCTTTACTTATTATTGCCATACAGCAATGTATGCGGCTAATGGCTCTGAAATAAGGGCATTAAATTGTAGTAATGGATATGGAAATTTTGGTTTAGTAGCAGAAGGTGCAGATCCAAATGAAATTCCAGATCAGGTTGTATTAACTTATGATAGTGTCCAACCAGCAAAAGCTTATACCGATAATACCAATGCGTTTGACGACAGCAGTATCACAATATACGATATTAAGAGGCAGCCAAATCCAGGTAGTGTAATAACCGTTACCCATAGTAATCCAACAATAGGCACAAAAAACTATCGTGTGTCAACAGTTATTTGCTTGTCAGATAAGAACAACGACGGTTATTTTGGTAATGTTTCTGAGGAAGAATTTTTAAACACTGGTGTTAGTACGTTTGACGCACTAAGCATAACCGGTACAACAGCAGTTACCGGTATATTTACATCATTAGCAACTACCAGTACCGGCTCTGGTATCGGTTGCAAAGTTAATGTTAATGTTTCAGTTATTGGTTCACCGGGTACAATATTTGTTACTGTTGCAAATACTGGAGAAAATTATACAATTGGAGAAACATTAACTGTAAATGGCGAAGATTTAGGCGGAACATCTCCTGCTAATGATTTAACTATCGATGTTGCTACAATTTATGGATCAACTCCTGGTGTTTTAAACAATAAAGTATATAGATTAGATCTAATTGCAGACGAAGTTGCAGCAGATGACTTTTTTGGAACTATACAAGAAACTATTACAAATAATACTTTTATATCTTACAGAGATAATTTCCAATTTATTGTATCGGATATCATTAATCCAGCTAAATTAGTTACAAGACCAAGCACAGCTACTAATTTTGACGAAAGTGATAATGTAACATATAGGAATATTAGCTTCCAAACCACAAGCAGTCTCAGTAGACCATTACCTACTCTTTTTACACTAACTGGTACTGTAACTGTAGTTGTAGATGAAATTATCACCCAATCAATTACCGTTCTTGAAATCACTACAAGTAGTCCGGTTTCAGTTGTAGTAAATGAAATAATCTCACAAACAGGAAGCGGTGCTACCGGAATTGTTGCAAACACTGTTTCTAATTCTAATACAATAAATTTAATTAATATAGCTGGCTCATTTAATACAATTGACCAAATCACTGGATCTATAAGTGGGCTGTTAGGCGTACCGTCTAATGTTGCTACAGGAATACCGTTAGTATTTGGAACAGCGACTGTCCATAGGATTATCAGTAATTCAGAAATTGAATTAGATAACATAGTAGGTGATTTTAATACCTTATATGAATTAAGCGGAAGTGTGAGCGGCAGCCTTGGTGCAAACAGCATTCCAACTAAAATATCATCTCAAAGCGTACTTTCGACAGTAGAATCAGCTTTAGATTATGTAGAATTAAATATTGTTTCAACTGCTCAGTTGCTAACTGGCGGTTATGGTGGAGCTGTTGGCGATACTAGGGTAATGATAACGCAATTAGATAGTGCAACAATATATTCTCCTGATGTTAGAATAACAAGGAACAGTAGGACAATAACAGGATTGCAACCCAATGATGTAGGTTATTTAGGTGCAGGAGACGAAGGCGGAATGAGATTTGCATATGAAGGCAAAACTCATCAGATAATTTCTTATAATCCAGTTAGCACTATTGGTTTAACTGGAAATATTAGTGTAACCAAAGACGAAACCATTACACAAGCTATAACAGGGGCAACTGCTAAAATAGTAAGAACCGTAACGACCCAAACTATAGAAGTATATGATATAATTGGAACGTTTGATACAACTAATACTCTAGAAGGATCTATAGGAGGTGCTTTAGGTGCTAATAGCGTACCGACTACAACCCCAGTAAACACTAGTTACGGTTTTGTTGGTTTTACAGATGTCATAGGCAGTAATATAAATTCAACCGGTCAACCAACTGGATTAAATGCAGTGGTTATACCAGAATATGTATTACATGCAGGCATACATAAAGGAACTACTGCAGAAATAACTGTAGCAATTTCATTGTTGAGAGCTACAGGTCATGACTTCACACAAATTGGTACAGGATCTTTTAATGAATCTAACTATCCAAATGTAATATTAGGCCCACCAGTTAAACCGTTGGCAGAATTTTACACCGATGCTGATACTGCAACTTCTGCACAAGTTTGGGAACGAAGGAAAGGTCGTGTATTTTTTGTTAGCAGTGATCAAGATGGATTTTTCCGTGTAGGTAAATTTTTCAGCGTAGATCAAGCAACTGGTGATATTACTTTTGCAGGAGAAATAGGTCTAAGTAATGCAAATAGCTTAGGATTTAAGAAAGGCGTTACAATAAATGAATTTTCTGCAGATGACGGATTTACAGATCAATCTGGACAAGCTGTACCTACTGAAAAGGCTATAGGTAACTACATTAATAGAGCTTTAGGGTATACTGTTAGTTCAGGTGCTGCTGGAGCACAAATACCCAGTACAGGTAATAGAATTGGGCCAGGATTCCTTGCGTTAAATGGATTCACTCCAATGGAAGGTTCGCTTAATGCAGGTAATTTTCAAATCGGTAATGTTGGTAACCCACAGAATGGAAGTGATGCAACAAATAAATTATACGTCGATTTAAATACAATGGACTTTGACAACATTGCCCAAATGCGAGATTTTACAAAAAATACCCCGGGTAGCAATGAACTCTTAGTATCAACTGGTAATTATATAATTTATACAGAAATTCCAAGCGGAGTAGGATTTGCTGTTAGTGACCAAATCCGTGGATCAAACACCAATGCTACTGGTATAATTACACAACTGAATACAGTATCAGACGAACAATTCGGTACCGTACTTAGGATTGTTTATGTGCCGCAAACTTTAAGTTTTGATAGTGATCAAGATGTAATACAAAAAATTATCGCAGGTATTCCTACAGGAGAACAAGCAGCCTGTATCAGCAGATCAACAATCGGAGTTGATAACGCAGGAGGACCATTTGTGGAATATAGTCATGCAAGTCCTGCAGCAGGCAGTGAATTATCAATTACTGTTTCAAGGACTAGTCTTGCTACCACGGTTGATTATCAAATTAAACCAGGTGTTATAATAAATTCAGATGTTGCTAGTAGTGCAGGTATATTGCAATCAAAATTAGCAATGCAAGGAGCAAAATTACTCAGTTCTGCTGATGGTATCACACAAGCAAGTCTTGGTTTAGCATCTTTTGAAGCAACAGAATTTTGGTCTGTAGGATCTTTAACTTTTGTGACACCTATAGATCCTACAAAAGACAGCACCATTACACAAAGAGATGGCGGCGCAAATATTATTGCAACAGCCAAAGTATTTAAAGATTACACAGGTTTAAACAATAGTCAAACAATAGCAATCTATCAAGTAACAGGAACATTTGTTACTAATGATGATACAGATGAATGGGCAGGCAATATAATAACGGCTGTGCAAAATACCGGATTTATTGAATTACAAACCAGTACAAGTACAACAACCGGCGTTGCTCCTGAAAAATTACAATATATCACAACCGACACTGTTCTTGGAAGGTCCGTAGCAGGTACAGGAGCAGTTAGTGCTGTACCATTTACCACAGTAATCAGCGAAGGTGGTGGAATTTTAGAATCAGATTTTGGCAATTTCACTCCCGGCGGTACGGATGTGTTATTACGAACTGCTTTAGATACTTTTACTACCAAAAGATTAAGCACCGGTTCAGCTGGAGACACAGTTGTACTAAGAAATGTTGCTAGTACTGGAGTCAAAGCCGGCAGTATAAGAGCCGAAGCACTTATACTAGGTGGTAATGATACGTATGAAGTATTATCACTAAGTGGTACAACTTTACAGGTCAAAACTCCAGGACAAGCTACAGTTTTAACTGCAAGTGGAACTCAATCATCTAGTTTAATAGTCGATATACATGGAATAGTAAACGTTGGCAAACCATATCTTGATCCAACTGCAGGTACTCCTGTTCTTAAAACTACAGAAAGTCAAGTACAAACCAATACTGGGTTACCTAGTACAGGAGGCAGACAAGGTAAAGGATTTGTAGCATCTAATTGGGTTTATACTAAAGCAATTGAAAACCTTAACAATGGAAGTGGTTTAGCATTTGGAAACAATGTTGGATTTTTAGAAAGCGAAGCAAATAGTGTAATTGTGTTTACAAATGACACTGCAAGATTGAAAGTAAATGACACAGAAACAATTGCATACGGTAATATTCTACCCGATGAAACAGCCAATAATAGGAATTTAGGATCAGCTTTATCTAGATGGAAAGAACTATACATCCAAACGCTCAACACTCAAGGAATTAACAGTGCCGGAGATATATTACCGACTCAAACAGCTACATATAATTTAGGTAGTGCTTCGTTAAAATGGAATAATTTATATGTTGGAACAGTTTCAGCAACCACAGTTTCAGCAACGACAGTTTCAGGAACTACAGTTTCAGGAACTACAGTTTCAGGAACTACAGTTTCAGCAACGACAGTTTCCGCAAATGCAGTTAACCCTTCACAACATAATACTAGGAACCAAGGAAGTAGTAATAACAGATGGAATACCATTTATGCAACTACATTTAATGGTACTGCTACCAGTGCAAATTATGCAGACTTAGCTGAAAATTATTTGGCTGACGATGATTACGAAATCGGAACAGTCCTTATATTCGGAGGCGAACTAGAAGTAACTTGTGCTGTAACAAAAGGCGATAAACGTGTTGCAGGCATAGTTTCTGAAAAGCCTGCTTATTTAATGAACAGCGGATTAGAAGGTCAACATGTTGTTGCAGTAGCACTACAAGGTCGTGTACCTTGCAAAGTTTTAGGTAAAGTTTCAAAAGGTGATATGCTTGTAACAAGTGCTATACCTGGATACGCAATTGTTGATAATGATCCACGGATAGGCTCTGTGTTAGGTAAGGCAGTGGAAGAAAAAACCAGCGACGGGAAGGGCGTTGTTGAAATTGTAGTAGGAAGATTATAATGTCACAACAAACAGTTAATATAGGAAGCAGTGAAAATAAAGGCGACGGAGATCCATTACGTGACGCATTTAACAAAATTAATAACAATTTTACAGAATTGTATGATAATTTTAATGCAATAAGTTTTGACAAAGATACAAAAACCTTTTCAGGAACTCTAGAAGGAGATCTAGTAGGTAGTGTTTTTAGCGATACTTCTATGACTATCTTAGACGGAATATCAGGCGATTTAAAATATTATCCTAATTTAGCAACTAACTGGAATGGTACTGCTCCTAATACAGTAGGAGAAGCACTAGACAGAATTGCTGCTGCTATAAAAGCGTTAAATGCAGTAGGTCCTTGAATTAAAAATTTTAGTCGATAAATATTGTTATTAAGGAAATTATGTGGCACTAGGGCGTATTTCCGGCGAAATGCTGGAGCAAAACTTAAATATTAAAAATAAATTAACTTTTCATAATCAACTTCTTACATTAGACTCTAGCAATAATAGGATAGGTATAAACACTTCTACTCCAAACGTTGAATTTGACGTAGTAGGTACTGCCAGAGCAAATAAATTAGCGATTATAGGTGACTTATCCATGGAATGGGAAATTTCCATGGATAATAACAATCGTTTAAAATTCATGTATAATAACGTTGACAAACTTGCCATAGATAATAATGGATCTGTAGAAGTAGAAGGAACGCCTTTACAAGAACAATTAGTAAGCGGATCTAATATTAAAACTATTAATGGTAGCTCTATTTTAGGCAACGGTGATTTAATAGTATATGGTTTAAGTAGTATACAAGGAATGTACGATGTTGATTTTGAAACTCATTTAGCTGCTTCTACCCAAGGAATGGTTCTAACAAGTTATGGAGATAGTACCTATATATTTGAACCACCTAATCATACAAATGCACTTGCACAATTAACAGAAGATGTAGATTTTACTACTAATACACCAACTACTACAAGTGGATTAGTATTAACATCAGATGGTGATAGCACTTACAGTTTCCAACAACCAGTAGTTACTACACAAATTTCTGATTTAACTGATATAGATTTTACTACTAATACACCAACTACTACAAGTGGATTAGTTTTAACAAGTGATGGTGATGGAACCTATAGTTTTCAGCCTGCAATTACTACAGGTGATAATCAGAAAGTTTATACTGCTACAGGCACAATTACTGCCGGAGACGTTGTAAGTGTAAAAAATGATGGTACCGTTGAAAAAATCACCTTTTCGGGTACATCAGGTCTAAGTGCTTCAGCTACTGATTCTAATTCATTAGCAGTTGATGCATACTTTTCAGCAAATGTAATTTATGACCAAGTCACGGATAGATATGTTGTGTTTAGACTTAACGGAGGCGCATTATATGCTGTAGTTGCTCAAGCAACATCTACAGGTTTTACATTTGGAACTGAATTACAATTTTATAATTATATTACTAATGAGTTATCGGTAACAATTGATAAAAACGCAAATAAAATTATATGTGCTTGGGTAGGCCAAGGACCTACCCCTGCTGATGGTGGTTTACGGGTAGCTGCTTTTGAAATTGACCCTGCAACAAACACTATTACAATGGGAAATATTGCTGCTGATACAGATGAACCCGCTTTAAACAACGTTAGCATAGGCTATGATACAGATACTGGCAAGTTTTTAATTATTTGCGGATATTCTACAGATTTGAGATGTTACGCAGGTTATGTGGATGGACAAAATATTGTTTTAGGAACAAGACAGTCACTAACTGCTACTGTAGGTGCAACATGGTCTGGTATTGCTTACGATCAAACAGCACAAAGATTTTTTGTAGGACATGATGCTAATGGTAGAGTAGCCGCAGTTGCACAAATTAATAGTGATAATTCAATTACTTTTGGTGCGTTTACTACAATTCCTAATGAAAACATTCCTGGAAATCCTTATTATAAAACAAGTGAAGGTAAAATATATTTACCTTATATTTCCACTAATTATAAAGCCTCGTTAGGAGAAGTAACTATAGATAATGTTGCTAACACTTTAACTTTTAACACTGTAGAACTCACAGCTTCTCCTGTTGTATTTAGGGTAGGAATGGTATATTTAGAATTAATTGATCAATTTTATTTTTATTATAAGAACTTTAATTGGGCTGGTGGTGAAGAATACATTGCAGATGTCGTATTTAATAATGGAACTCCTTCATTAGCAAATAGTATCGAAACATCTAATATGTTTAATTATACTACTGGAGAACAATATAAAGCTACAGTTGGTATTGACAGAGTTGTTGGTGTTTACGGCACAGGACCTGCTTATCTAACTTATTCTACATTTGCTTCTATCAATTCTAATGCATCATCTTGGATAGGTATTGCTGCAGAAGATATTGCAGACACTGCTACAGGTTTGATTGATTTATCAGGTGCAATAAATAGAAGTCAAACAGGTTTAGTAAAAGATACTGTATACTATGTAAACCAGCTAGGATCACTAACTACAACTCCTACTACATTTGGTATGATTGGTAAAGGTATTAGTACTACTGACTTACAAATTTTTGGGAATGCTGTGATTGAGTTATCAAAGGCAATTGATGTAGATTTTACTACTAATACACCAACTACTACAAGTGGATTAGTATTAACATCAGATGGTGATAGCTCTTACAGCTTCCAAGCACCAGTAGTTACTACACAAATTGCTGATTTAACTGATGTAGATTTTACTACTAATACACCAACTACTACAAGTGGATTAGTATTAACATCAGATGGTGATAGCACTTACAGTTTCCAACTTGCTAAGGAGGTTATAGAAACAGTTCAAATAATCGCTCCAGCAGCAACTGTTGATTTAGATACTAAAGATGATCAAATTTTTTATCAAACCAGCGACAGCACACAAAATTGGAC